ACTGATGAGTCTGTGAGATTCAGACGAAACCTGATCGCAAGATCAGGTCTAGGTAAATTTTTTATATAGGAGAAAAAATTATGAGAAAAATTACTAAAGAAAGTTCAGAAGCATTTGTGAATCTTGAATATTTTAAAAAATCAAACACCGAAATATCAGCACCAATTACACCAAATTGGGATGACTGGAAAGAGGGGGATGAATTTGTAGAATACGATGCTGTGTCTGCTTTTTATCTGCATGGAAATCTAATTGCTTTCATGGATGAAACTGGTCAAGTTGATCGGTACATTGAAACTTTCAAAGCAAGTAGAACCATTGAAAGCAGAAAAGTGAAGATTGATCTATGCGGATGGCATACACCAACCACTAGAGAAAGAATCAATGGCATTCTTGATGCATTAGGTTATGACTTTAGGATTGCTCAGAGAAATCATGAGCAAGTCTTGGTTAGGCAAATGAATCCATTGCCACAAGCATTCCTTGATCATTTAAAACTACCGAATGCTGTTGAAGGTTCAAAAGAGAAAGTGTTGAAACTATCTGACGATAGTTTTGATCCTGAATTTGCTAAGAAAGTTTTTGAATCTAGCGAGTTCGTTAGTGGCACTGATCTGAATGCAATAGCTGACTTTTAAATAACCAAAGGGGTTGAATATTGACCAGTCAATATTTGACCCCTTGCTGTATAGGAATGTAATTCCTACTGATGATTGCAAAAGCATGAAACAGCACCAATCTAATTTACATAACATAGGAGAAAATTATGAGTAAATTAAAAGCTAGTGAACTAGTCGAAGTAATCTTACATAACTTAGAGAATGCATCGAGCAGTGTGCCTTTCATAAAAGGAAGTCCCGCTATCGGTAAATCTTCTCTAGTCTTTGAGATTGCTCAGACTATTGCTGACAAATCTAAACTGAAACTGTTAAGGGATCATAAGGATCGACCAATCTATAATGTGAAGCCAAAGAAAAATGAATTTGGTTTTGCTGATTTTAGGGTCGCCATGTATGAGCCAATTGACTTTTCAGGGTTGCCATATATCGATGATAAAACTGGCAGTCAGAAAAGAGCATTACTGGATAATCTGCCTACAGATAAAAACAGTAAGGGTCTTTTGTTTTTAGATGAAGTAGCCCAAGCAACCCCCGCTTTGCAAAATACGATTCGCCAACTGACTTTTGAAGGTCGCATTGGCACTGATTATGTTTTGCCTACTGGTTGGAAAATTATCCTTGCGGGTAATCATTCAACCGATAGAGCGGGTGCACAAAGAATCTTGACTCACTTTCAATCTGCTTGTTTAACTTTGGAATTAGTTCCTGATACGAATGAGTGGCTAGAGTGGGGATATGGGAATGATATCAATGCTGACATACTGGCATTCTTAACTTTCCAACCTCAATTCTTACATCAATTTGATGCTAAGAAAGAGGGTGGATTTCCCGCACCAAGAATTTGGCATCAAGTAAGTGAAATGCTGACTGGTGATCTTAGACGATCACTGATACAGCCAGTGTTGGAATCTTACTTGGGTGAAACAGTCGCTAGAGAATTTGAAACTTTTTGTGCATTCCAAAATGAATTGGAATCGCCAACTAAAATTCTCAAGAGTCCAAAAACAGCAAAATTACCTGAAAGGACAGAACTGCAATATGCAAGTGTTGCATCTCTGATCAATGCGGTTGAAACTCCAAAGCAATTTGAAAATGCTCTGACTTATATAGAGCGTTTTGATGCTAAAGAGTATTCAGTTTTGTTTGTCAAAGCACTCACAACTAAAGAATCAAAATTCAAGGAAACTTCGGTTTTCATTGATTGGCACATTAAAAACCAAGACATCTTGGTTTAAGTGGTCTGATCAAAACTTGATACACAATGGCACTACCTGATTTTTATCAGGGGATAAGGGTCTTTTTTGATTCTCCTATACCTTATCCGCCATTGTGTAATCCTCGTATGACATTAGTAGTCATGCCTGATGAGTTACTTCGAAAGGATTATGAATCAGTTAACTAACTTTTACTTATGGAGAATCAATATGAGTAAGAAAAATAATGACAAGAAAACTGCATTAGCAGAATCTTGTGTGAAAGTTCAGGTCACTATAAAAACTTATAGTGGGATAAAGGCTGATACCAGTGCTAGAAATGAATTGGCAGATATTAAAAATGCCAACTCGGATTTAGTAAAAGTATCTAAGCATTTATTAGACCCTGAATATCTTAAACCCCCAATTCAGGTTGGCAAACAATTCAGGAATCAAGTTATCTATAAGAAAACTTTACCTTGGATTGATGCTGACGATAAAGTTTTGGGTGGTGGCAAGTCATATGTCTCAGGAAACCGACAGGTGAAAAAAGGCGAATGGCGATTGCTACCCGCAACTGAATTGGAAGCGTTTGAGAAAGAAGTTAAGCGATATAAGAAAAACTTCGATGATGAGGTTGAAATTATATTGCGAGACTACTCAAAGAAAATCGAAGAAGCCAAGCAGAATCATGTTGGATTGGGTGATCTATTCAAAGAATATGAATACCCTCATCCTCATGATCTGCGAGATAGGTATATCTTCGATTATGAAATTGGAATCGTAAACGAGTTCAATCACAAAGATATTAGAGTGGCAATATCTGAAGTCGCTAAATCTAATATCATTGCCAATCATAAAGAAGGCGAAGAAACTGTTAAGCAGAATGCCGATAAGCATACTGCAAAACAACTTGTTTCTAGCATCGAAAGGTTGGCAAGCGGATTGGAAAAGTTTGATCCCAAAAACAAAACCAAGAATCCATTAAGGGATAGTAGCTATAACGAACTTAGAGATATGCTTGATTCAATAGATCAATATCTATTGGGTGATGATGATGATCTAAGATCAACTGTAGCTGACTTGAGAAAAGACATCATTGGTGCAAAATCTCAAGACAATCTCAAGAAGGATGACAAAGCTAGGAAATCCACAGCTAAGAAACTGAGACAGGCTGAAAAGAAGGTCAAAGTTTCTGACACTGCTAAAGGATTATTTTAGTTTGGTGGGGAGTCGCAAGACTCCCCAAAACCAACATCTCAGCTCCCTGAGAAATAAAAATATTTTCAGAAGGTTTAAATCAAAGCAAGTATTGACCAGTCAATATTTGTTTTGATGTAGGCATTCTGTCTGCAAAATTTGTTTATATATAGGAGATAAATTATGGATAAGCAAACAACTGCCAGTAAAGTGGCAGAACACAAAATCGTCAAAGCTAGAACCTCGATCATCCAAAAGGGTCATCTTGGTATGGCTTCGATGATTACTCCTTTGATTCTGAAAGAAGTTTCAAAGGATGTATGTTCTACAATGGCAACCGATGGCACTCATATCTTTTGGTGTGAATCCTTTGTCAATGAATCGAGTCATGAAGAATTAGAATTTGTTCTAATGCATGAAGCGTTGCATTGCACTTGGGCACATCATCTCAGAAGAAATGATAGGAATCCTGAGTTATGGAATATCGCAACTGATTATGCAATCAATGGCGAGTTAAATAGATCAGGTTCAATATCCTATTGGAAGATGCCAAAGGATGCATTGTATGACAGCAAATATGATGGCAAAACTGCTGACGAAATCTACGCTATATTGCTTCAGGAAAAAGATCAGAAAGATCAAGAAAATGATCAGGCTGATAATTCTTCTGACGATGGCGATCAATCCGATGGATCATCCGATGGTGATTCTGATGGTGATTCTGATGATCAAGATCAAAGCAATGGCGGTGATAAAAAAGATGGTGATGATTTGGCGAATGCTAATGAAGGTAAACCATCTAACACTAGCCAAGCGGGTGGTGTTTGGGATGCAGTGAGCCAAGATGGAAAACCATTAACCAAGCAAGAAAATATTGATGCTCAAAGAGAATTGGCTAACAAAGTCCGATTGGCTGACAGCATGAGTCGATCTTGCGGTAGTGGTTATGACAATTCATTCAACCGAAGGGTGAATGAAATTGATGTGGAAACTGCCAACTATCTTGAGAAAATTCAGGATTGGTTGGTCAGCGTTTTCCCTGATCAAACATCTTGGAATCGACCACATAGAAACCATATATGGAAAGACAAAACTTACAAGAAAGGAAACTATCTTCCGAGTAGGGTCAGTTCAGTTATGGGTGGCACTTTGGCAATCGGTGTTGATGTATCAGGATCAACTTCTTATTACATGGATGGATTCATGTCTCAGATACAGGGGTTGGTTGAGCAATGCAACATTGAGAAGGTCAAAGTTTGTTGGTGTAGCACCATAGTTCATCATGACGAAGAAGGGAATTATTGGGATGAAGTTGACATCTCTGCGGGTGAATCTTTATTAGATATCACTCCTAGAGGTGGCGGTGGAACTGAATTAACTCCTATCTTTGAATTGGTGAATAAATACACCGATGATGTTGCCGATCTACAGGGTCTAATTGTTTTTACTGATGGAGAATTTTACCCAGTAAAAACAAAACATGAGCCTGATATACCAGTCCTATGGGCGACAATCGACATGACATGGGGTGTGGATGAAAGCGAGTTTGGTGAAGCAATTCATCTTCCGCCACATTGTCTGCAATCTGATTTAGATTTAGCTAGTTAGGATTGGTGCAAAAAGGGGGGTTTTAAGGGTATGTCATACCCTTACTACCCCTCTAACTTTGCATTAGACGAGCAATGGTGAAGCCATTTTTTGTGAGATTCGCCTTAATAGCATCATTTGGTGTTATTAATGGGAATTATCCCGAACTCAAATATGGAGAATTAATATGAGTGAATTAAATTACATCGAAGATGAAGTACAAGTAGTCTTTTTAGGTATAGACGAAATTTATGCATTAGAAGAATTGGTTGACGATCTTTTACATACCATAGGCGATGACCTAGAAAATATGGATGAAAATGAAAGAGACGAGAGGGAATCTTTAAAGATTGCTAGTAGACAACTTTATCGGTCTAGGCATTACCGAGATCAATACGATGCATCTTGTTTTGAAAGATTAAATTTTGAAGAACAAGAAGCGTTGGAAAAATTTCGCAAAAAGGAAAGAGATCATTGATCTTTAATAAGAACCAACTGAAGAGACTCAGTGAAAATCTGAGCGAAACCCAATCGAAAGATTGGGTCTTGGTGTCAGTGTAATGCTGACTAAATTAACTTTCATTTATAGGAGATAAAATTATGAGTGAAGAAAGAAAATTAATAGCAATAAGTAAACCTATTGAGGAAACACCTACATCTGTTTATAGGTGTGTGGTACATATCACTAAGCAATGTGAAGTTTTGTTTTATGCCAAAGATAAAGGTGATGCTATTGAACAGGTAGAAGCATTAACCGAGCAAGAATTAACTGACTATGGCGATTGTTTTAAACAACATAAGCCTAAAGTAGTTAAGTGTGAGGTAACTAATCATGAATGAGATAATCAATGATCTAAAGATCAAAGAAGAAAACATTCACAAGCTGAAAGGATTTCTTGATGACAATAAGTTCTATGGAAAAACTACTGGCTTTGCTGAAAGTCTTTTCAAGCACTTTGAAAAGAGAGGTGAATTGTCTGACAAACAATGGCATTGGGTATTGAAACTTGTTGATCAAGTTCAGAATCCAAAGCAAGAAAAACCTGAGAAAAAACTGCCTAATATAAATGGTGTTTATTCTCTGCTCAGACGAGCGGTATCACCAAAGAATAAATCATTTCCTAAATTGTGGCTGAGACTTGATGATCAAGATATAAAAATATCCAAAGCATCAAACAAGTCTAAGCACAGAGGAAAACTATTTCTCAGCAATGGGAAGTGGGGATATGAAAATATTTACTTTGGGCGTATCGACACCAATGGCGATCTTTACTTATCAAAAGATGGCAAAGAGGTTCAGGAAAAACTAATCGATCTATTAAATAGATTGGTTAGTGATCCTGAGAAAGTCGCAAGTGAATATGGAAAACTCACTGGCAACTGTTTTGCTTGTCATAAACAACTGTCCGATGACCGATCTATTGAAGTAGGTTATGGGAAAGTTTGTGCTGATAAGTTTGGATTGCGTTGGGGATAAGTGATGATATTGACTGGTCGTTTTAATTTTGACCAGTCAATATTTGATTTCCTCTATGGTTTCCCTATTTACGTTTTGATAAACACTCATTTTGGGTGATGTCTAGGCATTACCCGACATGAGAAAATGCATTAGAACGTAAATAAGGAGTCCATTTTTCCTAGAATTAGTATGAAAATGCTAGTTTTGGGTGGATTTCTATTAATGGGCGATTCATTCGCCTTAATTTAATCTTACTATATAGGAGACAAATTATGAGTAAGAAAGAAACTGTGCCTGTTTATGTGTTAGATCATTATAAAGAAGCATTGAACCTTTATGGATATGACACCATGAACAATGAGAAGTATTGCTTTTCTATAGATCACTTTATAGATAACTATAAAGAATTTGCCAAAGATGATTTCTTTTGGATATTTCATTCCAAAGAAGAAAGAGACTTTTTTGCATTGGGGTCTTACAAAGAAGAATTGCTTTCTGATTGTGATCACTATTCTATTACAGGTAATGCAACAGCAGAGCAAGATGCCAAAGATTATTTAGATGGCTTGAAAGAAATCAATCTTTTCAGTTATTACGAATCAAGGCGGTGTCATGATGAGTAAACAAGAAGATCATTTAATGAAGTATTGGTTGCTCAATAGACCTGATAGATTGCCAACATTTATTTTGGATTATTATCAGGGAGATTATGATGATGCGAAAATGTTTTGGAATACTTTCAGGCATTTATGGGTCGATGGTGAATTTACCTATAATGTAAAAGTTTTGAGACACATTTTGCTTGAGCGTTGGGAATCTGAAATTGTTTTGGATTCTCATCGCACTTGTTGTGAAGATGAGTATCAAAAAATAATTGATCTATGGGCAGAACAAAAAGTTTATATTTATCGAGGACAAAGAGAACATGACGATATTGGAATCTCTTGGACACTTGATAAAAATAGAGCGAGTTGGTTTGCAGATAGATTTTACTTTCCTAAATCTTATGCTGAAGAAGTGGGAGATGATTCTTTATATCGAGGAAATCCAACATTACTTAGTGGTTGGATTAAAGGTAAAGATGTTGCATCCTATTTTAATTGTAGGGGAGAGAATGAAGTTCTAATAATCAACCCCAAAGATTGCATCAATGATTTAAAGATTGATGTAATTGAAGTAAAGCAAAACGATAGAGAGAAAGAAGAAAACTTTGGTAAAAGCGTTTTCGCCTTAATCAATCGCTAGTTATAAATAAATAAAATTTGACCCTATCGGTCTATGTCTTTTTAGATGTGGATCGGTAGGGTCTTTTTTTTTGGTCTAAATTTTGTGGTCTTGGAGATTGGGTGAAAATATTATCCGAATCTAAAATATTTCTGGGAATGAAAATATTTTGGGAGCTGACGGAAATTTTTCGTGAGCCGTGTAAAAATAAAAATATTTTGTTTCGCTGGGAAAAAAATATCTACTTGGTTTGGTCTGTATATATTCCAACACTACCTTTAACTAAATATTGACCAGTCAATATTACACGCACTAAGATACCAAGAAGTTATTGTCATACTTATTTGGAGTTAGTCTTTTGATATCTTTATGATTGCATTATTTGGTTAAATCATTATAATTTGTATTAAATATAAACACATTCAGAGTAATTATCATGAGTAAAGAAAAAGACATCCTAACACCATCGCAGATTGAGCCTAATCTTCCTACAGATTATTCAACTCCTAGTGCTCACTGCAATCTGTCTGTTTTGCAAGAAGCAGAGGAAACAAACTCCATTTTAAAAACAAAAAACGAAGGTGCTGATCCTGAATATGTTGCCCTGTTGGATGAAAAAGGAAAGATGCAACAAGAAGGAGTATTAGCTGATAAGAAAAAAACAAGCAGAAAACCTTTAGACAGGCAAATTGTAGAGAAATTTCTAATCAATAGAGAGTTTAATATTGATGAGGAAAAAGGTCAGTACATAGATCACAGAGGTCATGTAAGAACAGAGAAAGAAAGAAAATATCCTGTAGATGTTCATCTGCTCAAAAAAATATGTAATATGCATCCCATCGTAAAAAATGTTCACAAATTAGTAAACATTTGTGGCTTTCATAAAACAACGTATTCAAGACTTAGTCCCTCAAAAGCAACTGTTAGAAAAGCAATCAACAAAGAAATGATGACAAAAATTGCTGAAATCCTAGAGTTAGATGACTGGAGAACCTTAATAGACCGAGAAGAATTAGATGCTCTGTCGAAAAAAGAGCAGAGGATAAAGGAGATAAGAGAAGATATGAAATCTTACAGGAGCAAAATCGAAGACTTGCAAAAAGAATTACGAAAACAAAAACAAGGAGTAAACGATGATTAAATATTTTTGTGATGACTGCAACAAGGAAGTGGTAATAGACCAACATCCTTTAGACATGGAATGTGAGGTGGCAGAGGGTGTTGATCTTCTGTATCACGAATTTGGATTAGAGGTTCATTCATACGACAGAACAACCGATGAGGTCAGCTATCAACATCAGTGCAAAGAGTGTCATCTTAAAGCAAATAAAGAAGAATCCTTTTATTATCATTGGGGGGTAGCATGACCGAGCAAAGAAAAGAGATAAAAGAGTTTTTTGATAGAGGGGTTTATGCAACCATCATTCATTACAAAACTCAAATCAATGGACATTGGGGTTATAAAACAGAATGCTATGTCTATGACAGTGAGTACAGAGCGATTGAACATGGACAAGATGCCATCTTTGACCGCAAACTATATTTCAGCGAAGAGCAACTAAGAAAGGCATTGGAGTTCCTAGCAGAAAACAAACGATACGATTTCGCATCCAACTTTGTTGAGGTGGTTAAAGTATCTAATATTGACCAGTCAAAATTAAGGAGTGCAACATGACTGAATTACAAAAAGAAGAGACACATAACTTTATGTGCAGATTATCACAAGAAGATCACCAAAAACTTAAAGTGATCTCTAGTGCCTACAATAGAAGCATGACTTCTCAGATCAGACAGCTTATTCAAGATTGCTATCGAGAGCATGGCGATGGTATGGAAGAACATTTAGCGGGAAGAATACAGTCAGGCTATCCAAATACAGAAGCGAGGGATAAGATTTTGGAAGAGAATAAGCACAAGATGGAAGAATTAGACGATGATAATGTTCCTTTCTAACGAAGCGAATGCAGAATCATTTTTTGTAGCTTAACTTCCTGTTGGGTTTTTCTTTTGGGAAACCAATAATCTGATAGGACATCCAAGCCAAACCTCAAGGGGTCGATCTCATGATCTCTTGGGGTTTTTTCTTTGGCGACCACATTCCATAATAAAATTTCAACTCTCGGACTTGCGTTGTTTTGTAAATATTTTTGCACACCAGACAAAATCAAAGCTCTGGTTGGCGGAGTTGGGGGTTTAAAATTATTTTTCATATCACGAAACTCCCAAGAAGGACTTCCAATATTTGCACCAGACTTGAAAATTATTTCTGTATATTTCTCACCAACATGGTGTTGGTCTACTGTGATTTTTTTTTCAATTAAGAGTTTGTCGATTGGCACTTGGTCAGTGACTTTCATATGGTGAAAAGGACTATGCTCTCCCTTTCTGAGAGAGTAAGAATGTCTTGATCTTAACTCTTTGTTGCCTAATTCATTAACGACAATCTTAGAAGTCTGTTGTCCATTCGTAATCTTCGTCAAAACCCATGTCCTCACTGAGTTCATCAAATCTACCACTATTTAAATCATATCGCAACTTAGCAACTCCCTGACTGCCTTGAAAATTCCATCTTACTTTCTGAACATGGACATCAGTATCGCTATCATTTCTAACAACACTTATTAAGAAATCGGCTTTGGTGTACCAAGAGATTGACCCTGATATGTCGAGTCCTGTAGCAACTAGATTGTCTCTGTTTGCGGGTTTCGCGGGGTGAGCGACAAAAAGCACAACACTTTGAGTAGATTTAGCCCATTGAGTGACTCTGGTTAATAACTTATTGATCGCTTCGGTCAACAACTGATTGCCTTGCTTGATGTCTATAAAGTTAAATGGATCAATCACTAGAACAGAAGTGTCTGCTCTGAGTAATGCGCTTGATGCAAAGTCTAATATGCCATCAATCGTAAAGGGACTGCCCGCTTGGTGATCTTGGAATACAAAGTTGTTCTCAATAAACTCTAAAGCATATTCCATTTCTTCCTGATTCATTCTATTGTCTTTGCCTTTGAAGAATGGCTTACCAACAATCTTAGATGCCAACTGCAATGCATGAAGCTGAGGTGGTTTTTCGAAGGATGCAAAGCAAGTTTTCATTCCCTGTTTCGCAAGACGAATGCACATCTCATCCACCAATTCTGATTTACCATGACTGGGATAGCCCGTTACGACATACAAATTTGATGGGTTGAAGCTGATCAACCTATCCAGTGATGGCAGACCCAACTGCACACCTTTTGGATATCCATGATCGTATAATTCCTGTATTGAATCTTTGTAGGTGTAAATGGTGTTCAATCCCGCAAGAGGTAATGGTGTTGCGTTCTCAATCGCATCGACAATCTTTTCTGTCCCGCCTGTCATTAAGACTTCATTCACATCCTTGTATTGACCCAAGTCAACCTCGTAGGACTTGGCTTTTCCAATCCTTCTACCCAACACTTCCTTTAAAGAATCTCCCGCAGTATCTTGATCAGTCAGTAAGATTGACTGGTCAATATTTGACAAGATCGTTTCTGCATCACGAAGATAGTCGTACTTTTTATCGTCTGCTGTGTTGTCTTTTACTTTCGATGGCGCACCATTTGGGACTGATACAATGAGAGTATTGTGTTCATCTTCACCGAATCCTATTCCCGCAGTCGCTAGACTCAGGACATCCATCTCTCCCTCTGCAATTATTATTCTTTTCTGCCCATTGAGTTTCTCTGGCAAGTTGTATAAAGTTTTTGCACCGCCTTTTGTTTGGGTGAAGTATTTGTGTTCATCACTTGCTGATCTCCATTTGATCGCATAAGTCACACCATCTTTCTTGTATGGAAAACCAACGCTCGGTAGTTCACCGCTTCCATTAAACTTATGTTTCGAGAAGATAATCCCAAACTTCTCAATCACCTCTTCTGATATTCCCCTAGCCATCAACCAGTCTTTCGCAGTGTTGTCAGGCTTGAAAACAGTGGTGTCCAACGCCTTAAAAATATTTTTGTTTGGAGGAAAATTGTGCGTCTGTTTTTCCGAAACTCTACCCTCGATGCCACAATGATGACAGCGATACAAAGCACAATCTGAAGAGACTGTGATTGATAATGGTCTATCTGATCTGTTTTTCTTTCGGGTTGAACTACACGAAGGACATTTGGTTTTGTGACTGCCGAAATCTAGGCTTTTTGAAATTGATAATAATTCATTTTGAAGATTGGTGCTTACATCCATAATAATACCTACTGGTTATATACTAACTATTACTTAACTAACAGTATATTTACAGACTGGTATTATACTAATACTAGTATATACTAGTTATAGCTGATTTTGATTGGGTCAGCTTATTCATATGAAATCTCCTATATGAGAAGAGTCTACTGAACTAGTTTTCGGTAGGCTCTGTCATAGAGAAACTATCAAGAACACTGATCGCATTTTCAGCTAATACTTTTCTTTCTATCTTTGGTCTTTTCGACATTTCTAAAAAGAACATTGACAAATAATCAGGATCAACTTCTGCACTATCGCATATCATTTTAAACTCCTCACCATCTGCAATCCAATCTGCAACATCTGTCACTCTTTCTGAATCTTTTGAATGGAAATCTCTAATGGCTTGCTTGAGTATTGCTCTGCAAATATCAAATGCCATTTGTTCATCTGTCGATAACACTTACTTCTATCTCCGCTCTTGGATTCTCTTTGTCGATACCATGAAAAATATGTTTTTCTTTAACGCTTCTATCGTTCTCATAAATCCTACCTTGCATCAAATCCAGTATTAAACTTTCATCTAAATCAGGTCTGCGATTCTGATAATAAATTGTAATCGTGACCGAAACATCCTTCTCTTTTGGTATCAATGTTTCTTGTTGTGGGCATTGCCAAGCAAAATCTTCAGAGTATTTAAGTGCTTGTTTTGACTTAATAAATCGTGGCTTCCCACCTATCTGAACAAGCCTTCTACTATTGGCTTTACTGTAGCATTGTCCTTTAACAACAAACTTAATACTATCACCCATTAATCACCTACACAAGAAATTTATAAACAAACGATTGACACCATCTATACAATGTATATACTTTGTATTTCACAAGGAACTCAAACAGGACTTTTTATGAACAAAACAATTAAGCCAGTTGTTGAAAAATCTGCACTCCCCACCAAAAAAAGATCAACTTGGAAATGGAATCTACCCCTTGAGTCTATCAAAAAAGGGGAGCTGATAAAACTCGAAATGTCAGAGGATGAAGCCAGAGATAATAGCAACACAATCAGAACCATTGTCCATAGATTCCAAAAGAAAACTCCATCAAAGAAATTCACAGTCAGGCTAGTCATCAACGATGTTGCTGACGAGTTGGATTGGGAAGGCATAGGCATATGGAGAACTAGGTGAAGTACACCAACAAACATAATCTACCACCTATCATCGTCAATGCATTGATGCATGATACTTATTCTTCTGAAGGATCAGACTACAGCATGACCACACTCATAAAAGCACCGCAACAAGTCATACTGGAAAGAGAAAATCAAAGTGCATTGACACAAGATGTTTCTGATCTAATATTTTCAAGAACTGGAACGTGGAATCACGATGGACTTGAGGCGGGAAACAAAGACAACAAAGATGTCATCTGCGAGAAGAGACTTGCGATAGACATTGATGGTGTAAAGATATCAGGCGCAACCGATGTATATGATCGCATAAACCATCATGTCATTGATTATAAAACCACATCATACTATGCAGTCAAAGATGCATTAAAAGGCGGTGCTGTAAAACCCGAATGGGAAAAGCAGACCAATGGCTATGCTTATATGTGGCGAGCAAATGGCTACACAGTCAGAGGAATTAAGATCATTGCGATACTCAGAGATTGGAGTCGTGCAAATTCATTCCGAGATAAGAACTATCCACCTACACCGATAGTTCAACTGAATGTTCCATTGTGGAACGAGCAAAAGCAGAAATGGTATTTAAGAGATAGGGTTGATCTTCATGAGTTGGCAAAAGCTGAATATGAAATGAGCGGGGAAACTAGCGAGTGCACCGATGAAGAGAGATGGAAGATACCTGATACTTGGGCTTTGAAACTCAAGGGTAGAAAGAGAGCAATCAAGGTTTATAAATCAGAAGCAGAAGCACATCAGAATATGGACAGCGAAGAACACTTTGTTGAACACCGAGAAGGTAAAGCAAACAAGTGTGAGAACTATTGTCCATGCAGAGATTTTTGTCCTCAGTATGAAGCTGAGACTAAATAATGACCAGTCAATATTAAAGGAGACTACTATGGCTAAAGAATTAACATATAAAGAAGTTTGGGACACACTCTCAAATGTCGATTGTTCAGAGCATATCGAGAAGAAGATGAATTTATCATATCTCTCATGGGCTTGGGCTTGGGGAGTGCTAATGGAACACTATCCTGATGCGACCTTTGAGTTTGGCGCGTTCACTACAGCAGACGACACGATGCACGATGCAATGTTTTATCCCGATGGAAGTGCCAGTGTGTTTGTCACAATAAGCATACAAGGATTGAAAAGATCAATGTGGTTGCCTGTAATGGACAATCGTAACAATGCAATTTCTAATCCAACATCAAGACAGATATCTGATGCGAAGATGAGATGCTTGGTCAAATGCATAGCGATGTTCGGTCTTGGTCATTATATTTTTGCGGGAGAAGATTTGCCTAGCGAGAAAAAAGAAAGTGGTTCAGCAGACAAACGTGATGATACCTCCAACCCACCCCCAAGTGGTGAGTCTGCTGAATCCAAAGAAGATGTTGTTGATGACAAGTTTATAGAGATAGTCGATACATTCATTAAAGATGTTGAGACAGTTGAATCTCTTGAAAAGTTTTGGACTGACAACAAAGATGAGTTTAAGAAACTCAAAACAACAAGCGAGGAGACATACAACAGGTTGATCAAATCGTTTGCTAAAACTAAAGCCGATCTAAAAAAGGAGACAGAAGATGAATGATCGAATTAAGGTTGAAGGTGCGGTATTTGCGAACACCTATAAAAAAGCAAAGAACCATCCTGATTTTACAGGCAAGATCGAACTGAGCAAAGCCCTATTGAAAGAGTTGGTCGAGAGAGCGAAAGCCAATCAAGACATTTCAGTAAGTGTTGCAATGTGGGATCGTACTTCTAAAGATGGAAAGATATATAAGTATGTTTCTGTCGAGCTTCCTGAGATCAAGGAAGAAGAAGTGGAAGTCTTTGAAGATGAGATACCATTTTGAGTGCTCTAAGTTTTGAAGCTGTAAAGGTTCGGATTACTCAGAACAAACAGGGAGTCTATCTGGTGCTTAATGTCCATCCAGACGAAGTGCCAGAGGACTTGCTGAGAAGTTGGGTTGGTCAGAGATACTACTGCGCTATGGTAGGCATACAAGAAGATGAGACTCCTGTTCCACATCAGCCAATCAGAAAGAAAACAAGCGGTCAAAAGTATGTGGACAGAGCGGGGATCATGGCAAGGGAAAAAGAATTTTGGGAGTTTGCAGAAGTCGAGAACGAAGAAGATGCTTCTGAGTTTATAAGAGAGTTTTGCAACATACATTCAAGAAGCGAACTCAAGAACAACGAGTTTGCTCAGATTCTTTTTGATGACATTAACAAGAAATACAACAAATGGTATGAGCAAAATGACAAATAAATACATAGTAGAAATTCAAGTCACTGGCACAGAGATATATGAAATCGAATCCGATGTTTCTTTAACAGAACATGAACTGGTTTACAGAGCAATCAATAAAGATAAGCCTGATAATTGGAAAACAAATGGTGATTCACCTTACAGCATTTCTGTAATGGAAGGGAAATTAGAAATAGATGAGTCTTTAAAATGAAAAAGAAAGCAAAGCAAGACGATAAGATCAATCCGCCTTATTACAAGAAAGGAATACAGGTGACTGACTTTATACTTTCTCACGATCTTGGTTGGTGCGAGGGAAACATCATAAAATATATTGTCAGACACAAGATCAAACACGAAGAAAATCCGATACAAGATTTAACAAAAGCCAAGTGGTACTTGGAAAAATTAATTGAAAAACTAGAGGGGAAAAAATGAAAGCGTTAGGTTTATTTATATTTTTACTAGGAATGTTTGTATTCACAAGCGGTTGGGTACTTTTAGATTTGGCATCTTTGCCACTAAAGAATGATCTTTATTCATTGGATGTATTGGGATTCTTTAATCATTTGTTTTCGTTAGACCCAACTGTTGCAAGTTTTCAGTCTGTTATGTCTTTACTGTTTATTGTTATGGGATGTTTCATCTGCTATAGCGGTAGCATATTAATCAAATATTGACTGGTCAAAGTTTGGAGAACAAATGAAAAGGTTTGAATACTTAAAGAACTTAACAAGAAAAGAAAACTATAGTCATTGGAGACTGTCTAACTCAGAAGAAAGACTTCATCACAACCAAAGGCTTTTATCCGAAGAAGAAGCACAAGAACTATTTGATAAGTATTATCCCGATGACCAAAGAACTAAGTGAAAGAAAAGAAGATTGGTGGGCTTGGCATAGGTTAAACCCTCATGTATGGAGACTGTTTGAGAAGTACAGTTTCGAGGCAATCAAAAGCGGTAGAGAAAACTACAGTGCATGGGCGGTTATTCAAAGGATTCGTTGGCACACAACGATAGAGACACAAGGCTCAGACTTCAAAATATCAAACGATTACATCGCTTTCTATTCCAGATTGTTCCATGTGAAACATCCAGAATACGATGGCTTTTTTAGAACCAAGAAACTGAAAGGCGAAGATGAGCATTAAAGTATTAAATGGAAACTGCATAGAAGTGCTTGATCAACTGCCTGAAAAGTCAGTTGATTCCTGTATTACTTCTCCTCCCTATTACGGACTCAGAGACTACAACACTGGCAAATGGATTGGTGGTGATCCTGATTGTCCTCACAAGCGAATGACTAAGATCAGCAAAGACACCGATACAGGACATAAGAATATGTACGAGCATGGAGATGTGGTCGGTGATGCAATTTATAAAAGCGTTTGTCCGAAGTGTGGTGCAACAAGAGAGGACAAGCAGATAGGCTTAGAAGATTCACCTGAAGAATATGTTGAAAGCATGGTGGAAGTGTTTAGGAAAGTTAGACGAGTGCTAAAAGACGAGGGGACTGTTTGGCTTAATCTTGGTGATTCATATGTAAGCACACATCCAACAGGAACTAGAGATTCAGATACAGGGTGGAAACATGGGGAACTGTCACAAGGACATCAAGCGAGAGCGGGTGGAGCGGGTGGCATATATAAAGTGAAAGACCTTATGGGAATCCCGTGGATGGTTGCCCTTGCTTTAAGAGCAGATGGTTGGTATCTAAGACAAGACATTATATGGCATAAACCTAATCCAATGCCTGAAAGCGTTCAAGACAGATGCACCAAAGCACATGAATACATCTTCTTACTTACCAAACAAAGAAATTACTATTATGATCATGAGGCAATTAAAGTGCCTGTAAAACAAGATTGGGGAACAAGGGATAGAACCGAAGGAAAGTATCAAAATGAAGGAACAGGACTGTCTCCGCATACAGGATTAGAAGATTCTTATGAGAGTGCAAACAAGCGATCTGTTTGGACTGTCACCACAAAACCATTTAAAGGCGCACACTTCGCTGTGTTTCCGCCTGATCTAATAGAACCATGCGTTCTTGCGGGTTGTCCTAAAGATGGTACTGTTCTTGATCCTTTCGGGGGTGCGGGTACAACTGGCTTAGTTGCTGATCGGAATGATCGGAATGCTATATTGATTGAACTCAACGATGAATATGCTGAGATGGCTAGAGATCGACTCTATAATGATGCTCCACTTTTCGTGGATGTAGAATAAGCATCTATCAAATCTAAATTAGTGTTAGTTTCTGATTCGTCAGAATGTGACGCTTGTATAAATATTTTCAAAACCAGAATCCTGCTTGCCAGAAAAATATTTTCATCTGGCTGCACGGCCCGAGAAAAAAAATATTTTAGTTTACCTACTGGGTTGGTTATGTACCTGTAGTGTTTGCACTATAAATATTTTAGTTTACCGACAGCGGTATTGCTATTTGTGGAAACCAATAATACTGCTGTTGGCGTGGTTAAATATTTTAGTTTGAATACAACTGGTGCAAGGAATGTAGCAATAGGTTAGTCAAATATTGACTGGTCAAAATTACAGGTTAAAGTCTGCGAATGGAATGTTTGCTCTGTCTTTGATGACTGGGACAACCGCTAGTCGCCTGTCTCTTTCGTTCTCAAGCTGTTTGATAAGCTGTGCCTTTACTGTAGGAGAAAGTGTTTTAGACATTACTACCTTATCTCTCTTGGTTCGCCAGTTTTTCATATAACGATCTATTGATAGTACAGCCTTTTTAGTATTTAGAATGTCGGCATGAGACTCCCTGTAAGAGATGTATTCGTCTGTTCTTCCTTCTTTCTTTAATCTATTAAGAGTTTGAACAACCTCATTTACTTCGCCTCTAAGCTCATAGAATTGTTGCTGTAAGCCACCGCCCCTACTTGTCTGAACAAAACGCCTCATAACAGGCATTCTATCCGCACTAGGAGGAATAAAGTCTCTATCAGTGACAGACCTTGTGATTGCATCGACAGCACTCAAAGCATAGCTCCCCATTGATCCGCCATATCCTTGCATAACATATTGAACTTTTATTGGAGATATATTAAAAAACTCTCCTACAAGTCTAGCCATTTCGTTGGTGCTGTACTGTGATTGATATCCCGCCTCTAGTCCTTCCTCCATGTAGTATGGAACAATAGCTTTTTTGGTGTAGCTGTCATGATTCATAATGGCATCAACCAATGGTGCGATTGCTTGAATACCCATAGAAGGCTCAAACTGTCCACCAATCGGTAATGCTGGGAAAGCTAGAGATGTAGCCAGTTGCCTGTTCATGCTTTCTACAACATCTTTAGCAGTGCTTTCTCCCATCAAAGCATCCATTAGTCTTTCGGGAAACACTTTTGCTATAACGCCAACCTCGAAAGGTATGGGAACTTTAAGTGCGAAATCATCTGCAATAGGAATAATCCAGTTGTCATCCCTGACCTCTCTTCTTGCATTCTTATACTCTTCTGTATCACTAAACATTGCATAGTAAAGAGCGGTTACCATTGCTAAAGAACCAAGCCTTAATAACATATTTTGTTGTATCTCTGCCGGTGTAAGAGTTAGTCGGTCAGATGCATATTGTCCAGATGCTGAACGATAAAGAACATCAAGACCCTGTATTCTCGCATTTAAGAATGGAACTGCGGCAGTATAAACTTTAAAGAATGGTGAGTTTCCTCTGCGTGAGAAGTTAATAACTTCTAATGCTTGATATGCCGCCTCTGTTTCTGCAACTATCTCAGCCTCTTGTTCGCTTACTCCTTCTGCAACCTTCCTGTTATAAACTTTTTTATAAACATCCTGATACACAGCTATTCTTGTAGCCGCATCTGATTTGGTTGTCATTTGACCTAAAGCATCCCAAACAGTTCTAAACCCACTTCTAACAGTTAGTCCTTTTTCTAACTTATCAACCTGTTGTTTAATATATTTGGCAACATCTTTAGGATCGTTTGAAAAATCATATCCACCAACAACAGCCATTTCTTTTAATTTTTCAAATACATCATTTCCACTTGATGTAAAAAAGTTTTTACCTGTATCAATAACAGGGGTCATTTCTGCTCCCGATGTAACATAAGCAGACAACGTATCACGCATCATGTTTACAATTACAAAGTCTGGGCTTCTCGTAATCATGTCTCTTAAAAAACCAGAAGGTATTGCTAAAGTGTTTTCAATACCCCTGTATGGGCTTACACCATAACCGATTAGAGACTCAAGCAACATTGGATCATTAACTCTAAACCAAACCTCTGCGCCTTGACCGCCATCTTGATACCAAATAACATCCTTTCCAATTTTGTTTGGCTTTTCTTTTAGCTGAACAGCATTTCCTGCATTAACTGCATCTCTAGCTACAAACTTTAACGCTTGATTTCGCATAGCTCTATTAAGCAGAGCCATTGAATTTCGAGTAATTGCTTCCAGCATATCTACATTTACTGGAGCACCAGACCCTTCTATTTCTACATCAAATGGACTTTTGCCAAGCATTCTTCCACCAGTAGAAGGTCCGTCATATCTTTCATCTTCTTCAAAATGCCTATAGAAAGGATAATAATCAGACTGTTCTTTCCATTCTTGTCCTAGTTTTTCATCTAAAATACCTGTATCTATAGCAAACTGAACAAGAGAGTTATTAAATGTTTGATAGTTATCATAAAACTCTTTAATAATTGGGTATTGTTTAACCATTTGATCAGCTTTCTTAATCATCTCATCGGTTACTGGTGTAGCAATCCCTTCTGATTTAAGCCTTATTCCTCTCTGAACAATAGAATATGCTTTAGCGTATTCCTCTATAGGAATGTTTGCTTGTCTACCATAAGAATGAAGCCTTGCAAGAGCACCAATTAATCCTCCCTCAATTTTTTCTCCATTCATTGTTTTCATATCAGCATTGTCAACAACAACTGCTTGAGCACCATTGGTTGTTTGTTTTAATACAATCCCGCCTTTAACTAACATCTCAGCCATAAGACCTCTTGCACGATCTGAAAAAGCCATCCAAGAAGTAGCAGATGCATCGGCTTCATATTTAACGCCAGTTGCTTCTTGTGCTTCTTTCTCGCCTCTTGCTATAGCTTGATACTGATAAATAAACTTCTGTCTAAATCTTTCAAACTGTTGATCAATATTAGTATTTGGAAATATGTTTTTTAAGACTGATTGAAAAGCTGTTAAGTCTTGGTTATTAGAAACTGATGGCTTGGGTTTTTCCTTTCCATAAGAAACATTTTTTAATATCTCGTACTCAGATTCCCACTTCGCTGTATCAACTCTTCTTGAAGCTCTAGTAACAATAGGGTCATCCATTGACTCATCAATGACCTCTTCTATAGTTTTTCCTTCACCAAACCCTTCTACATTGTATTTCTCTGCATACTTATACCCTACTGCTGTAGCATAAGGGTCTGCATTAAGATTCCATAATGGTATAGCACCCCTTGAGGTACTCTTAACATTGTTTTCAGCCTTGTCGTATAGCTCTTGCTGTTGTTGTTCTGTTAATGTTGGGGTATCTTTTATTCGCCTACTGGCTCTGATTGTGTCAAGAATGTTTCCATCTTGTTCTAAAGGTGACGCAACCTCATAATTAGAACCTATTTCTTGGACAAAGTTTTGATAGGCTTTCCAAGATGGTTCGTAAAGATCACGAATGGCGGCTTCTTGTATAGAGGATGATCCTTCGGCAAAGGCTTTATCTCCGAGTCTAGTAGCTTTTTCTCTGTATCCTTCGTTTTCATTTTCAACTAACTCCGTGTTTAAGTTTACACTGTTAAGGTTAAGACCCATTGTATCAGCAAGTGGTCGCATTATTCTTCTAAATGATTGCAGTTGTTCTGGCGTATAAGAATCAAAATCTAGTGTCCAGCTTGCTGGATCACCAATAAATATAGCATTATCCATAGCAGTAAAATCAATATTCTCTTCGCCCCAAACTGCTTCTCTGCTTAATGGTTTTAACAACTCATTAATCTGATTAATTTCATCAATATTAAAATTAGAGTTATCTTGTTTGCTTAATACTAAAGTTCTGTTTGTCCCACTAGGTTGAAGAAAACCAGTAACAACAGAGTCTTGCATAAGAGCATGACCCATTACAGATGCAACAGCTTGGGCTTCTTCGTAACTAGACTCTGGCAAAGTAATATTAAAGTTTTTATTAATGTCATTGCCAAAACTACCAAAACCTTCTTGCAAAGTATGATCAATACCAATGTTCTCTAAAAACTTTACACTGCCTTCTGGTGTTAATATTGTGTCAAATGTTCTGTCTTGTAGTTCGCTCCAAGCATCTTTAGATACGTTTACATCATCAGGAATAAACCCTCTAGCCTCTCCTGATTTTGTTTCAGCAACAACTAATGGAGCATCGTCTATTCTTCTACTGGCTCTAGTGGTAGGTTGGTCTGCCATTGACTCAGCAACTGCAATAGTTCTTTCCAACTCTGCTCGTTCCAAATTACTATAAATAGGAAATGGAAAAGCCGTTTTTGACACAGGATTATTTTCTCCAGCTAATCTTGCTTTCATCATAGCTAAAGTTTTTTTGCCCTGATCTCCTGTCAACATAGTAAGACCACCATCGTACCATTCATCAACCATAAACTTAGCATCTGTTAAGTTATTTCCAGCATCAACAGGTTCTCCATCCATAACATGAGCAATGTTCCATTGATCACCAGTCATCTCTGGGCGAGATATTATATAACCCTTATAGTAATAACTACCAATTTCAGAATCATAAGTTGCTGTTGGTTTAATCTTCCTGCTAGCTCTAGCGGTTGCCGCATCAAGAGTTGCCCCCACATCTAGTTCTTTGTCAACCTCTTCTGCTTGTGCGGCTTGTAAATCTATACCTAGAGAAGCGGCTCTGTCTAACTCTCTAAGGCTTCTTACTTCACCAACTTTTCTTGCACCTATAACACCAGACTCAACATCTTGTAATATATCTATAGGCGATCTAAACCCTGCAACATTAGTTGAATAAACAATAGATCGAATAAAGTTAGCAATTCTTTCAAATATATTTCTAGGCTTACCAGTAGCAATTGATTTATCTTGCGACCAGTATTCAAAAAGCATAGCTACAGCTTCTTCATTCTGGCTGTCTGCATCTAAATCAGGATAAGTTCTTTTAGCTAAATCATTAAAAGACAAATTATTATTAAATGCTTCTTGGCTTACAGACTCTGGAACCATAACTCTTTCTGTAAATTTTTTAAGAATATTAAACTCTCTATCTGTAAACAAATCTAAATCTCTAAATGCATGAATGCCTTCATGATGTAATGTGCGTGCTAAATTAATAATGGTTTGTTCTTCGGTTAATGGATTGCCATCGCCATCAACCATAGCTTCACCAACACTAATTAAAATACGACCAGAAGGATCACGATAATCTCTTTTTGTTGCTTCCCATGTGCCTTGATCTCTTTGTTTATTTATTTCTTTAACAAGTTTAACTGTAACTCTGTCAGGAATATTAAGGCTCTTAGCTGCTTTTTTTAATTCTTTTTCAAAACGCTCAATTCTTTCTTCTAGTTTTTGTTTTATTTCTTTTTCTTCTAAAACTTTTTCTGTAATGTCTTTCCCAGCAGGAGAAATAATTCTATTTTTATTTGCTTCTATCTCAGATTGACGAGCTGTTTCAGACTCAACCAAATCATTTATAACTTCAGGAGCAACACCCATATTGGTTAATCGTTGAGCATAATCTTCTACAGACTCTCCTTTGGTTGCAGTCAAATCATAAACATATTCGCTTTCTAACTCTGCTACATCTCTTGGAATCCACTTGCCTTTATAGGTTTGTTTCTTGGTAAACGTCATTTCAGCTTCTTTGTAAGGTGCGCCTCGTCTATTAAACATTCTTCCTTGAGGCGTAAAGTAACCCATCTGTTGAATGATCCGCTCTTGTGGAGCAAGACGACCACTCTCTACAAAATCTTCAAACATTTCAGTAGCAGACTCTCTATCTAATCCAGTTAAATCCATAATAGACTTAGGAGAAACGACTTGATTAGGTCGCTCTAAAGAGTTCTTATAAACAGCATCGTACTGCTCAAAGGTATAGGGTCTAGGTGCAAAGTTTGGGAGTGGCACAGGAGGAACTTCATTGCCAACAGTTCCTTTGGCAAACGAAGGTATGCGAGAAAATTTTGCATACGCCATTTTCTTTTGTGCTTTGGATAGTTTGGAGAAAGATCGTTCTCCAGTATAGGTTTCAAGAAAGTTTTGAAATGATTTTGAGTTAATATCTAAACGAATGTTTTTGTCTTTAGCTAAATCTTTAAATGTTTTTTCTGTAATTTTTTCAGGAACAGACCAAGACCTTTGACCATCTACAAGTGGTGGGAGTCTTTCCTCTACTGCACTTGTATCATCAGCCGCAACTCTGTATTTCTCATATTGACGATCAGATGTATTAGCAATGTCCTCAACCAAAGAATTAAAGTCTTTTGCTAATAAAAGTTTTTTAGCTTCAGCAGGAGTGTAGAAGTCTTTTTCTTGTATTTTTCTTCTTTTAAGATTTTTTCTCCAAACTTGCAAAGCACCGCCTGCTCTTGGGCTAGCAGGATCAGTCGTTCTTGCAGGTGGTTTTCCACCTCTTCCTTTAATTTCACCAAGAACTATCCTAGCTTCCTTAACCATTTCATCGGTTATTCGACTATCGTAATTTGCTAATACTTGTTTGGGAATTTGAGATGTTTCAGGATTAAGAATATTACGAGCCATGCTTTCAGCTGCGCCACTGCCAACCAAACCATTTATTCTTAGTAATTCTTGTGTAGCTTGATCTGCTCTTAATTTGTTTGAGGTTTCATTAAGCTGTTGTTTTGTAACGAAGGCTTCGTTAATGTCTGTAGTGCTGGACTGCACTTCATTGTTTCTGGTATTAACAACATCATATCCTTCTTGAGTTTCAACAACTTCAAAGTAAGGATTGTTTGTTGCTAGTTCAAAAGCAAGTTTATCTTTTGCTTCATTAATTTCATTTTCTGTAGCAATTGCTTGTTGTTTTTTAATTAAATTATCAAGCGTGTCATACTGATCTATAGGAACTAAAGCGGTTGATGTGGTTGGGTTTAAATCTTCTGGTGTGCTTGCTATTGGTTTTGAGTCTGCTTCATTAAGTTGTTCTCTGCGATCAACTTCATCCAACCTATTTTTAGCAAAGCGTCTAGCTCCAAATGCACTCATAAGGAAACTGGATATAAAGCCGACACCACCACCTACAGATGCTTCATCTAAAGCACTGTCAGTAATTGCAAGTTCTGGATCATATAAATTTTTAGCAGTTAAGTTCTGCATTATTCCAGCACCCGCTTCTTGAGCACCTTCAACACCAGCCTGCATTAATGCAGCTTTTGTTGCTTCCCCTAAATCAAAGCGACCCATATTCGCTTTTCCAAATCTTCTCCATGCTCTTTCAATCGGTAGCAATTCTGACATACCGATACCAGCACCTGCTAGTTCAGCAATAAACTCTTTGCCTGCTCCAACTTCTTCACCACGCAATCTTGCTTGTTCAAGTCGCTGTCCTTGTTCTGAAATACCCATAGGAACAGCAAGAGACAAAGCACCAAGTTCTTCTATGCTTCTAGCTCTGCCTGTACTTAAAGTTGTTCCAAGACCACGAACATTAGATATTCCTCTTAAAGAAGGAATTTGAGCGGCAGTTTTACCTGCAAGCCCTACACCTCTAGCAATAGCACCGGGTGTCATAAAGGTAGCAAAAGAACCCAAACCTTGACCAAGCATACTAGAGTAAGCATCTTGATAGGCTTCATCAGGTCCTAACGCACTGTCTTGAATGTTTTGTTGAATGCCTCTTAACCCTTCGCTAAGAGCACTATCATTTCCAACATCAAAAAGATTAACAGCACCTTCGCCAGCAGACACTAAGCTACTTAAGAATCCTCTAGGAATACCTTTAGCAAACTCTAAAGCATGACCGCCTATGGTTCTGTCATATTGTGGGGTAAAGTGACTTGGATATTCTTTTGCTAGTTGATTTCTAACAGCAACCTTTTCTTCATCCGACATATTTGCGGGAAGATTAATCGTTTTACCATCAGGTAATTGATACAACGGCATTGTTATCCTCCAAGAACAGAAGCAACACTTGGTAATCCAGTGGCTGTAGTGCCTCCTGTAAGCAAAGCTAATTTTTGTTCAAGCATAGCAATTTTTTCTTCGGCTTGTGGATCGCCAACAGACTCACTTAATAATTCAATTTGACTAAGAATGTTTTGAGCTTCATTTATATCTAACAATCCTTGTTTATAATTTAATTCAACCATAACTGACAATGCTTTTAATTTCTCAGCAGATCGAGATGCTTTAAGGGCACTGACTTCTTTGCCTGCGGCTGATAGCCCTCCAGCAATATCTCCTGCGGCTATACCTGCTCCTAATTGAACCAATGCTGCACTTTGTTGATCTCTAAGGGTTTGATTATCATCTCCAAGCATTGCATCTAATTGATCCATAACATTTGATCTTGAAGAAGATACAGAACTAGGCGAGACATCAACAGTATTTCCACTTCTCAACACTGATTCTCTTGGCATATTGCCCTCTGCTTTTTGCCTTCTTAAAAATTCAAGCTGATCTCTTGGGCTACCTTGTTGAAATTGTTGATAACCTCCTTCACCAAAACCAATGTTTGTAAGATTTATTGAAGCATCTCTAGTTAATATGCCAAGCTCTTGTATTTCTTCCTCGCTTAAAGATACTTCTTCAGTTTCGGCTGTTGTTCCTAAATCTACAGAATCTATAACTGCTGGTATTCCAGCACCCCCAGCAATAGCTAAAGAAGTTTTAGGATTATTTAAAACTACATCTACAGCTTTTCCTCCTAAAGATGTTGGAGCTTGAGTAGTTGTTCCAATAGAAATGCCTCCGGGATTTGCTGGGTTTGGAACATTCATTGCAGGTCGAGGACCAGTTCCACCTAATCTTGTTCTAAGACTATCTATGCCGCCTTTAAACCTGTCTTTTATTTTTCCTGCTGATCCTGCTAATCTTTTTCTTGCCTGATTTACAAGAGCTTTACCAACAGCAAGTTTACCTCCAAATAAAACTGTCTCTAAACCTGCTTTTGCACCTCTTCCTTCTCCAAGACCTTCTTCAGCAATATCAGTAAGAACATCAGTATCATAAAACCAACCGCCTGAATCGATACCACCAAGACCCATTATTCCACCATAACCAGTTTCCATTGGAACTATGTCTCCTTCTTCATTTTGATATAAACCCATAGAAGCAAGATATGGATCAACTTTCATCTGTTGTCCACTCTGATAACGAATAGAACCACCCTCTTTCATCTGCATAGGCGCATTCTGAGGCATTTGTTCTTGCATCATAGGGTCTTGCATCATTTGTTGTTGCATCATGTTAGGATCGATATTAGGTATTCCTTGTAATTCCATAGCCTGTTCTTCAGCAACACTCATTTGAGGAGGCTGATTCATCTGCATTTGATATGAATTACGCATATCGTTTCGTCTTTTGATTTCTGTAGCAACCAAAAAACTAGGTGCAATCCCTGTGGGTTGCATCATTTCTTGAGCCAGTACATCATCAGGGTAATACTCAAGTTCTTTTTGTTGATCGATTATACTCATCGTGGTCTGCCCCCTCCAGTTCCTTGATAAAGTCCCAGAGCACCAAGCCCTGCACCTAATGTTTGTTGGAATAAGCCGGGTCGTTGTGCATAACTGCTAACAGTTTGACTTGGTTGTAAGTTAAGCCCACGAATAATATTGCTTTGGAATCCGATTTGTTGCTGTGGATAACCTTGTTGTCTAAGGAAGTCCTCATATCCAATATCAAGTCCAGCTTGTCTAAAGCCTCGTCTTTGACCGCCAACACCACCAAGAGCACCAATTCTTTCAAGTGCCATTTGTTGTGCTTGTGGTGCAAACCCACCTAATAGTTGTGCGGCACTTAACTGTTGTCCTTCTTGTGCCATTCTGGATGCTCGATCTCTTTCAAATTGTTCTTGTGCCGATTGATATCCAGACTGCAATCCTTGTGTTTGTATATTGCTTAGGTTTCTAAGCAAGTCTCTATTAAGATTAGATTCAACAATACCTTCTCTATAGCCACCCAATGCGCCTTGTGAAGCTGCATCCAAACCTATACTAGATCGTTGAATGTCGGCATCTCTTATTGCTTGTTGTTTAGCAATGTCAGTAACGCCTTGTTGGTAAGGAGACATATATCTTTCCATTGGAGACTGATATCTCGGTCTTGGATAATAAGGTCTTTGAGGACTTAATCCTCTTAGCCCAAATGATTGCATTTGCATTGGGTCTTGTCTAAAGCCTCTCTCTCCACCATAAATCATTGGTGGTCTTTGTTGTTGAAATCCACCATACATGGGTTGCATTTGTTGTTGAAACCCGCCATATATAGGTTCTCTTGGCTGTTGAAAACCTGTGAATGGCTCAAAGGGTCTGCCTTGTGAAAGCTGAGATGCCGTTTGCTCTGCTTGTCTTTGAGCAAAAGGTGTTCCTTGTCTAGCAAGGTTTCTTGTCATACCAAAAGCCTGTTGCTCTTCTGGAGCAAATTCTGCTAAACGCTGACTTGGGTAAGCCGCATAAGGTTGCAGGCTTTCTGCTTCTCCTCTTGAGAGCAGACGACTGTAATAAGGTTTTGCCTCTTCAGGAAATTGTGTTTGTGTTACTGTCTGTTCTACTGGTTGACTAGAGCCACCGCTACTTCCGCCCATTTATTACTCCTGTATTCTAACTTCAAAAAAGGTGGCGTGTTTTCTCCACCCCATGTTCTTAAACCAATTCCAGAAACCAGTTCTACCGATTCCTTCTATACCATCATATCCATTTTTTTTAGCAAAATGACCCAACATATCTAAGCCATCTTCTAACCACCAGTCCATTTTAATGCCTGCAATATGATCTATGTGTAACATTCTCAATCCTGTTGGATATTCTTTTAAGAAAGTAACACTGCATCCTATGATCTCAAGATTAGATGTATCATAAACTATCCACATTTGACAACGACCAGAGTCAATGTCCCTATAAACATCATCAATGGTAACACGACCACCGCTTCTTTTAACTGACCTTCTTAATAGTTTTGCACACTCATCCCAGCATTTATCTAATATTTCTGGGTGAACCATTGACCACTCTAGCTCATGTTTTAAAGCAGGTTGATTCATACTGGCATTACCTGTCTACTATCAATAGGCTCTGCTTGTTTTATTGTTCCTGTTTTAGCCATACGAGTTCTGTCCAACATTCCATCTAGCTTTCTTGAACCCTCTTCAGAATTGCCATCCCCTAATTGAGAAACCACATCTGCTGGAACTATATATTCACCCGGTGATGCTGCTATTCTATTTTGATTTCCAGCAACGCCTTGAACAAAGTCATCCATTCCACCGCCAAACCCTTCTATCATTCCTTGTGTTTGTGTTTGACCATCAGGATTTAATACTTGTTCTCTCAAAGACATAAAGGCTTCCTGTCCATACAGTCCAATAAACTGATTAATAACAGCATCTGCTGTTTCTTGGTCTGGAGCCATTCCTTGAATAACCATAATTGCTGCTTGTATAAGCTGTTCATTTCCTTCAGTCATCATGCCATCATCTAATCCAGCAATACCTTGACCCTCTTGATATCGAATGTCTCCGCCTTCAGCAAAAGTTAATTGATTACCAGAAATAGTATTATTTTCTTGATTATTAATTGTTCGCATTAAAGATTCTAATCCGCCTAATCGACTAGATAGGTCTGAAAACTGTTGTGAATAATCGGGAGTTTCATATGTTGGCATTTGGAAATTACCAAACATATTACTTAATCCACTTAACTGACCAGACAAATCAGAAAATTGTTGACCGTAATCGGGGGTTTCATATGTTGGCATTTGAAAGTTTCCAAATATATCAGTTAAATTACCAATGCCTTGTTGCAATCCTTGAAACTGACCAGAATAATCAGGCACATCATAAGTAGGAAAGTCAATTTGTCCAGCAAGATTGCTCGCTAACTGATTATAATCAAAGTCAGGAACCTCGTATGTTGGAATTTGGAAATTACTAAACTGATCTGTTAATCCACCTAATCCTTGTTGCAAGTTACTAAACTGATCAGAGTAATCAGGCATTTGAAATTGAGATTCATTGAAATTAGGAACATTTATTTTACTGGCTAAAAGATCATAGTCTATTACAGGTTGCTGAAATGTGTTTTGGTTTTGAAATAGGTTTGACATATCAAACCCACCAGCAGTTGTATCACCAAAATTAACACCACCAAATAAATTTGCTAAATCAGGAAAGCTACCAAGACCAGAGCCAATACCTATGGGTGGCATAGTGGGTGGTGTTATTCCATATGGGTATTGTCCCATTGTTGAAGCAGGAGGATTTGATGTTGGAAAATAATTAAACTCAGCATCAATACCGGGTCTATATCCAACAGGAGGAGCTTCTGGAACTCTTGCTTGTGTTGGAACTATATTTGGATTATTAAAATTTGGAAAGCCAAAGTTATAACCACCATAATCATAGTTATCATATGGACTCATCATTGTAGAACGATTAGGAGCCATTCTTGAATAAGGTTGTGAAGGTAAAGGAGTTCCTCTCCCTCCTTGATTTCCTCGAAAGTTTAAATTAGATGCTCCGCCACGACCAAAAGTCATTTCTTCAACAAAAGGTGAAGGTTGTGATATATACATCATATCAGGTCTTTGACTAAGAGGTTCGGGAGTAGTTATTATTTCTCCATCAAACATCATTGGGTTATTTTTTTTAGCCATTAGCTATAATCTCCATCAATATATCGTTTCTTGTATAGTGATCTGCCTTCTCTAGCATAATAGGGTATGTTCTCAGGATTCATGCGATAATTCTCTGCTTCTCTTTCTTCTCTTTCTCTTTCCATATTTGCAAGCATATCTTGATATCTATTTTTAGCAGTATTTTGTGCTTTTAATCCTTCTGTTGCTATAAGAGGCAAGCCAGCTTTAGAAATTAAAGCGTCTTTTACACCACCAAATCCTGCTGCTCCAACATTTTTAATGTTTCCAGCAAAAGTAGGAGCAGGCATATTAGACATAGCTACATCTGATAATCCTGATGCAAAAGAAGAAATCTGTTCTGGTTTAGCTACTGTAGATAAATAAGCAAGAGGGTCAGCTCCTCCGCTTACTGCTGTTTGTAATAAATTAGGATCAATTGCAGCTTTAGCAGCTAGATCAGTAAATCCTTGTTCTCCAACTCCTTGCATTGCTTGCGAAAAAGTTTCTGGACTAGATAGGGCTGTAGTTGCAGCCTCATTAGCAATGTTTGTTGCGCCAGTGTCCATTATATTACCCATAACCTTATTGCTTAATCCAGACATAGCAACATTTCCAAGAAGGTCTTTAAAATCTCCGCCTTCAAGTGCTGTTCTTCCTGCGCCACTAATGGCTGCGGCTGCGAAAGGACTAAGCCCCGGTATCATTCCTACTAAAAATGGCAATCCAAATCCTAGTATATCTTTAAATAAACCAGCTTCAGGCAATCCTGTTTGTGGATTAGTAGTCATCAAACCCGGTGCAAGAGATGCAATTCCTGCAACCTCATCAGGTGTAACGTGCATAAGCATTGTGTCATCACCACGACCTGCATTAGCAAGCTGTTGTGCTTGACCCATTAGTTGTCCACCACCTGCTTTTCTTTGAATAGAATAATATTCTTCATCTGAAATAGGATTTCCATTTTCATCTATAAAATAAAGAGTATCTATTGAGTCTTTACTAAATGCATCAGGGTCTTTTTCATACGCCTCAAAAAACTTTTCTAATCTTTGATCTGACTCTTGACGTTGCCTTGATCTTTCAGCATCTCTTTCATTTCCTTCCATAAACTTTCTAAGATTTTCTGCTTTTTTCTTATCTCCAAAATATTGACCCCCCATAACACCAGCCATCATTGCAGAAATTACACCAGCTAAACCTTTTGTGTCAGAAAAATCATCTGCCTTTTCACCAATTTTTGCTAGTTTTGCTGCTTTTCCAGCCCCAGCTGCTATTCTAGCACCGGGTATTGGAGCCATTCCCAATCCCATTAAAGCTACATCTGTAGGATCAGTAGAATCAAATAACATTCCGCCTTTGCCTATCATTCTTCCTTCGTTGTATCTTCCTGCTAATTGCATAAGCTCATCTCTATATTGATTTCTTAAATAATCAGGTAAAAACTCTATTGCATAATCAGGGTTTCTTTCGTATGCATCTGGAGTCTCTCTCATTCTTCTTGCTCTTTTTTGCAAACTTCTTAATTGATTGCGACCTAGTTTAGAGGAAACATCAAACTGAGGCTTTGCTTCAGGCACTTCTCTTTTGCTTGCACTAACTAAAATTTCTTCTATAGGTATTTGTGGTTGTGGTTGTGTTTGTGCAGTAGTACCCAGAGAAGGCATTGGAATTGCTGGAGTGCCAACAACACCCATAGTTGATGCCGCTCCTGTAGCACCTGCTGGTACAGGGTACTTACGAGAAAGCAATCCTTTTAGTCCAGAAAACATACGACTTCCTCTGGCTCGTCTTATTTTACGAGCCAATGCATGGTATGCTCTTCTTCCTTCTTTTGTGGTTCTATCAATAGACTCAAGCTCAGCGAACATTAAATCTAATTCTTCGTTTGGCGAACCTAAATATCTTTTTGCCAATTTACTCTCCTAGTCGTTAGTGGTTTCGCAACCAAATACATTAAAACTCATATCTACAGCACTTGTGTAGACCTTTAAAACATCTGTCTGATTAAGTGTTATACCTATTACAATTGTTAGGGAATCATTAGCCGCAACTGATTTGTCATAGTATAAATATTGTTTATCATCAGCTCCTGCTCCAGCAACATGAACGCTTAATCTAAATGTTATAGCAGAACCTGTTCTGTTTGCTGCCACAATAGAACTAATTGTGGTCATTGTTTTATCAGGAACAGTATATAAAGTCGTAGTAGTTGTTGCTGATGGATCAACCTGTCCTAATACTTTTAAGGTATCAGCCACCAGACGCTCCCATTAATAAAAACTGATGCCTTCTTACAGACAAAGAAGAAGGTTTGTTTTGTAATCTGTTTGCATTTCCAATGTCATTATTTATATCAAGTATTGCACCTTCAATAGTTGATCTTAATATTGACTGGTCAATATTTGAGTATTCTCTAGGAGCAATAGGTAAAGGTATTGATGTTTTCTCAGCCATTATTGTCTCCCATCTAATCTAGTGTCTAATCTAAAGTGTCCCAATCTCCAACCATACCCTGTTCCAGTGCTTTCAAATCTTAATACTGCTTGTCTTGATCGACATCTTACAAATGCTTGTTGGGTTGAACTGCTTACAGAAGAAGTAGACAGGGTTGATAAACTGTCACCCGGATAGTTTCTTCCTTTAATAGAAACATCTAAATCATTACCAGTATCGGCATCTCTAAACTGTATATCTGGTATAACCCTTGATACCAACATAAAGTTGTTTCCATCTTCAATATCAAAGTCTGCGGTTTCAATATATGCTGTCATAGCACTTCCATCATCATCATGACCAAACTCTTGATTATATAAATAATTAGAGTCAGTTCCTGATTTACCAGCCGCAATTGGGTTGTTTTCTAAATGTGCTTCAATCCAAGCTGTTCTAACCATTGTGCCTACAGACCATATATCCTCAATGTAGTTGTAGATTACATAACGATCTATTTCTTCTGATCCTGATGATGGATAAAACCACATCACTTCATTAAAATCTATATTAGCAGTGCCAAAAACTTTATATGCTTGAGATAAGTTTATGTCCCCATAAATATAGTCTCTTACCGCACATGGCAATGGACTAACTTGACCTGAAAACTGAAAGAAACTTCCACGATCCATAAAATAAACAATACCATTAGCATTAACAGCAGCATTTGGTGAAATCATTGATACACCTGCTTTTAATTCATTAAACGAAAATATAAATGGAGCACCAACAAATCTCATTGAGTGCATAGCTGAATCAGTCCATATAATAATTTCCTGTCGAGTTCTTAATGCCCCTACAATTTTACTGCCACTACTTATCTTTACTCCGCCTGCTGAATTAGTAGATGAAGGTGTCCAATCAATAGCAGACTCTTGATCTGACCACCTAACCAATAAAGGGTCTAAAGAAGAAGAACCTATAGGATTAGAGCCAAAACAAATAATGTGGCGATCTACATCAGACACCATTATTTGCAATGCTTTTGTTGGTACGTCAGATGCTCCTGATAAAGATGTAAAATTTACTGCTCTTGTACTTGTTCCAGAGCTTTGATCCCAATAAAAAATACCGCCTGCTCTTGGATTAAAAACTAAATCATCACCAAAGTTATCTTGGCTAAATTGTCTTAATTGATTTGTATCATCTAAAGATGCCGCAGAACCAAATGTTCCACTGCCCCAAGGTCCAACACTCCAACCTGTAGAGGAAACATAATCATCTAGTCCTACATTAATTTGATAAGCACCAACAACGCTTGATCCACCATTACCAGAGTCACTTGCATTTGCTGTAACGGTTGCGCCATCAGTGTCTTTCGCTTCAATCGTGTAGCTATTGGCATTTACAATCGTTGCTATTTGATACTCTTGGTTTAAAACATTGGCAGTAATTAACCCGCCCAAAGTAGCGGCACCGCTAAATGTTACAAAATCTCCTTTAACCGCACCATGTGCTGTATCAGCTACAGTAATTGTTGCATCACCATTTGTTGCAGAAAAAGTTACATCGCCAGCAGAGGTTGTAGCTCTTATGGGTGTAATATCATTATAGGTTGTACCATCTGCTATATAAAATTTAAGATGTGTTCCAATGCCAATATAGTTAGTTCCACTAGAAGCACCATAATTATACAAAGATCGTGCAGTTCCTAAAAAAGTAGAGCTTGAATATTTAGCCCAGCCACCTATTTTTTCTGCATGACCAGAGCGAAAACGAATTTTATCAGAGTCATACCACCCAAACTCATTAGTATAAGAAGTTCCTTCTTTATCTATTCCTGCTTTAAAAATATATTTTAGTAATGCCATATTATTTCTTTACCAGACTTCCGCCAAAGTACATTCCAATTATAGCTGATACTAAATTTGTATCTAGCTGTGTTATAACTAATCCTTGAAAAGTAATCCATTCAAAGACTTCTCTTCCATCTCTAAAAAACCAAAAACCCGGATTCCAATTTGTATATCCAACTGTTACAGCAACCATTGGATAAAATACTGCTACTAATTTTGGCAATAAAACAATTGCAAAAATAGCGGTCAACGCTATTATTCTTCGTGTCCAAGCAAAGCCTTTGTCTTTTAACCCATGATCTAAAGACTGTTTTCTAGCCTTCATATCAAACTCACCTCTTGTTATAAGAAGTTTTTGTTGTTCTTCTTTAGCTT